TCTTCTATGAAGCGTTTCTGTATGTTGTTAAGCGCACATAGTGTCCAGTCACTAGCTGCCGAATTATGGCAAACCAAACCACCTTGCACTGCAAAACCTCTTTTAGGGTGGTGGCTGTTTACAACATCATACATGTCATCTTCTGTATTTGTGTGAACAACTTTAACGACCTTAACAGGGGCGCTGGAGCATAACCAGTTCGGTAAAGAGATACTTGCCTCTCTTGCACACCTCTGCAATCCCCACCAACTACCAGATCCATTTAGCATTCTATGTAGGTGAGACCTAGCGTTTTTAGACATTTTGTGACTATGTGGTTTTAAATAAGTGGCCCAAGCTACTAAGCATTCCTCGTTCAATACCAAACATTGCCCATCTCTATTTCTACTTTCTGTTAACCTGGTAAGAGCGTCAGTATGTTTTGCTGCAACAAACCCAACAACTTCCATGAAACGATTAGCGTGTATTTTACACACAGTAACCTTTTGAACCCCTCCTTCGTAAGATGAGATACTTGCCTTAATACCAAGAGAGTTTAAAAGCGTATGAATCTCCTGGCAGAGTTTTAGAGACATTGAAACATACAAAGGAAACCCGTCAGGAGTCATTGTTCCGTCACCGTGGAACAAACCCCTAAGATACGCTGCCCTAACCGCAGGAGTTGCTCTGAAAATCTCTCTCGGAGAAGTTTTGTTAGCGGCACCTGAAATCATATCAAGGCCCCAAGACTCTTTAAAATAAGTCCACAACTGCACAGAATCAAAAGATGCCCTCCATAAAGGTTTAGTAGCCTTTTTAGAATACTTTGATGCATCGTCTATGCGAACATTTAAACCCAACTTCTCTAACACTTTACTAAAGTGGGCTGTAGCGGATGGACAGGCATCTACAAAAGCTATCCTACCTCGCCTGGAATAATTACCATCAGCTACAAGCTTTCCAATAACCTCTGCTAGTTTCCAAGTCATATCACCCGGTAGTTTAATACTTCTAACCGCCCCAGATGTGTGCTTACCTCCCCACCTATTTTTACCCCTGTCTACGACTACAGTTATAGCATTGTTACCCTCTACAACATCTAGGGCTGTCATCATACAATCCCCTGGCACTATATCGACAGTGTCTTTCCACACGTAATCAGGATACGAGAAGATACCCCATTTGTGGTTAGGGCTACACGATACAATACGCCCATCTGCTAAGTGAATCCTAGAGATTTTCTTACGGCCCGTCTTTACAACACCTCCACACTTGTAAGTTTCGCCGTGCAGCACCACATCAAACTTTTTACCGACAAGCTCCTCTATAGGGACCATTCCATTGCTTGTTGTCACGAGAGTCCCCGCAAGTAAGCATTGTATAGGTGTGTTAACAGCCCTGCGGGACGCCTCAGCAGCTTTAAACTCGTCACGGCTAGTTGCGTCCTTAATCCACCGGATACGCCCCATAGGCGACGTGACGAGTCCCTCGTCCTTACACTGCTGGATCTTCTCGTCCATCCAACCTCTAAGATTAGGGAACACCCTAAACAGAGTTTTGATGATTTCTTTAGCCTCGTCTACAGTTGTTCCGAATCCCTTGGCCAGCGCTTTAGCTCCCTGACCATAGACGATACCGAAAGAAGCCCTCTTGGCGATACGCCGCATCTTCTTATCAATCTTGTCAGCAGGAACTCCTAAAGCTCCGAAGACAAGTGTGGCTACGAACATGTGAATGTCCTCCCCACGGTTGAAGGCGTCAAGCATAGCCTGCTCGTTACAGAGCCTGGCTAGAACACGAAGTTCAGCTTGAGAATAGTCACCTTGTAGGAGCACCCCACCACGTGCCTTCCACCTAGATATAAACATCCACTTAATGAGGGACTTGAAGGGCATCTGCTGTAGGTTAGGGTGCTCACAAGAAAGTCTTCCTGTTTCAGTTCCGTTGATCTTAAAGTTAGCGTGGAAGCACCAAGGACAAACCTCAGCAGGAAACGGTATAGGCCAGGCTCTACCCCCCTCACCTTTGTCGTGTATTAACTCTGGAGCACTCTTAATGTATGCAGAATGGAGCTTGTTCTTTCCAACCCACTCATTTATTTCCTCAACTAGTTGTACACATTCCTCCAAAGCCCCTACAGCTTCGTCTATATCGTCATGCCCAGTAGCTTTAAGCGTAGCTAGCTCTGCAGCAGCATCTTGTAGGATTAGCTCTCTTGCGTTCTTATCTGCAGATACTCTCCCAGCCTTAGTCTGTCCTTTTCCTGCTGAGTCAAACTCCATAAGTCTGTCATCGTAGAAGAGAAGTCTTAGTTGGTCTGAGGAGCTAGGCTTGAACCGAAGTTTAGCTCTAGTTTTGTTCTCCCTTACAAGCTCTTCTTCTGGACTGAACTTCTTACGCTTAACGTGCGGACGCCCAGCCAGGTCCCGTTTCAGGTTCTCCTTAGCGTATTCGTTCTCAACCTTATCGTAATGGTTGTCTAAGGTAATCTCCTCTAGAGCCTTAACGTAAGAACTCTTACGTATGTTTTTAAGTAGCACGTTTAGCTCTTTTACGTAATCGACTGCGAGCTTAGCCAGACGCTCGTGGTCAATCATCATCCCGTTGGACTCAATACGCGCGTAAGATATTGTTGCGTCTTGTAGTATGTCTACGTAGACTTCCCACAAACCGTTCTCCTCTAAGATTGGCCTCCAGTATAAGTAGAGCCTGTAAACTGCGTCGGAGTCTCCACAACCATACCGGACTAATTTGTCTAAATCGACATTACCCATATGGGCTATTTCAGGAGGGAGCATCTCTAGGGCTTTATGCATCTCCTGCTTGAAGAAAGGCATTTCAACGTAGGTGCCCGCCATGTTCTCAAGGCCCATAGGTCTACTCTTTTGGTAGAGCAGATAGTGTGCGAGCATTGAGTCGTAGAGGAAGTTCTTAATCTCTACACCTAAACAGACATAGAACTCCTGCCAGTCAAACTTAAAGTTCTGGCCAATGACTGGCATGACATCAACAAGGCGTTGTAGGTGACCGGATATAGCAGCTATACTGGCGTAGTCTGTGAAATTAGAGTCCTTATGCCAGAACAGAATTATGGCACCCTCTTCAGGACCGCAGCTAATCTGAACGGACACTATAGTGTGGTAAGGGTTGTAGGGACTAAGACAGATTTCCTTTATACCGATGTGGTAGTCTTCTGGAAGTGGATCTTTGAATCCAGTTTCTACGTCCAACGAAACGCACTGCTTCCAATCCGTTGGGTCGTAATTAGCTATAGCATTGTCTACGTATTCTTTAACCTTATCCAAGGTATCCAGGTTTACATAGCTGCACGCATCGAAGATATCGTCAAGCGACTTCCCAGATGAGATACTCTTAATTAGTCTGAAGCACTCGTTTACTTTTCCGAGCCAGTGGTCGCTGTTCACCAACGCTGCAGGGCTTAGCGTTGGGATAACCATGTAGTCTATTTCCTCCCTCACCTTACCCAGTTATACCTAATCCCACTAATCTTAGTTATCTTCACTTTATCGGTAAGGTGAGGGAGGAAATAGACTGTTGGTAGCTTACCTAGAGGGACAATGATGTCAGGATCGTAAAGTGCTATCTCCTTCATTAGATAGTCACCGCATGTAATGACCTCCTCCGCAGTAGGATCTCGGGTCTTCTTGTCCTTAACTTTCCACGGTATACATCTTACCATGTTCGTGAAGCGGCAAGTATCTAGGTCAATCTCCGCTTCTGTAAGCAACTCCATGAGTTTTTTGCCAGGTTTGCCGACAAAACACTCACCATCTTTATCATCAGCCCAACTTGGAGCTAACCCAACAAACATGATGGTAGGTTCGTCGGATCCCTTTCCAGGGACCATGATAGTTTGTGCCCCTTTGTGGAGGGAGCACTTCGTGCATATTGGGAGTTGTTTCATTTGGTCCGGTCAGTCTACCTCAGACAAGCCTTGAAGCAAGACTGCGGTCATGGTGACTCTTGTGATGTCAACAGCCATCTCCCTAAGCTCAATCATATAGTCAACACCTATGTCAGCCGGGTCCATGCCAGATGGTAGAGGAACCCATTGAACCTTAAGGCCCCTACCTAGCAGTTGTTTCATCAATTTGAATGACCTTTTATACGCGTCAGGGTCTAACGCTAACTGTATGGTATCAAAGCGGTCTGACAACATATCTAGCTGTTCGTCTGTTACATATTTTCCAAACGCAGCAACAGCATTAGGGCCACTGCATAGTGCTGAGATAGCTCCCTCTGCTAAACATACAGTTCTGTCGCTACAGAACTCCAACCCGTAGATAAAGTAGCGCCTCTGCACATCAGGAGCGTTTGTGTACTTGTATTTACACAAGTAACAGTCGCAAGTCTTTGGGTGATCCACATTCGTGTAGCTCCTAGCTACCCAGAACACACACTTACTTCTATCCTCAGGATCGAACACAGGGAATATGACACGACCCCTATTCTTTGTGGCACCGAAGCCTATCCCTCTTTGCATTGCTAATTCGTGAGATATCCCTCTACCTTCTAGGTATTGAACTGCTTCTGAAAGAGGGTAGTCCATTACACTGATGTAGTCTTCTGGTAATCCGGCTCGCTGGGCTGTGTGGTTAATTGGTTCTGGCGCACTCGGACTGAAGTAATTCTTGAGAGCGTCAATCCTAGATATGCGAGTTCCGTTATCCTCAGTTCCATACGCAGAGTCTTTTAGACCTTTATCAAAGAAAGAGACGTGGCCTTTAGCTTCACACCGTTGGCAGAAGTAAAGGCCACTATTCCTGTTCACGTATAGGTGGAACTTGGTATCTTCCCCCCTACCTTTCTTGTAGCAGTAAGGGCAGCAAAACCTTAGTTCCTTACCAGAGGCGTAAGGGTACTCTCTACCTAGATGATGCTTGAGGCTTTCTAACATCGGGCCTCTTCTTCTTCTTCAGTGGACCGTCTGGAGTCGAACCAACTCCAAGTATCCTTGCCTTAACCTTACTGATACGCTCTTCAATGCGCATGATAGCCTTAGTGAACTTGATAGGAACGAAGTAGCCACTCTTGTAGGCTCGCGCCTTAGCAACAAACAACCTAGCCTCGTCACGTTCAGACTCCTCGTTAGTCTGGCACACGGCTATAGCCATATTGGCTTTGTGAGCCTTCTTAAAGGAGTCTGCTGTGTGACTCAAGTCAACTACTTCAGCATCAAACGCACTCCTCGTTGCTTGGCACGCCACCCATGCAGCGCAACTGAAGTCTACCAGCAGCGCAATGATCTCAGAGTACAGAACTCCCAAAGCCTGGTAAGTCGCTGCGGAGGCACTGTCGCCCTGCCCCGGTCTTGGAACTCTCATGGAGTCCGCGTCGTCCAGAATGAGTAGGTCAGGACTCCATCCCTCAGTGGACTGGAGGCGGGACAGGTAAGCACGAAGCTGAACAGAGGACAGAGTACCAGGAGGGAAATACTTAATCTGAAGATGGTTCTTCATCTGCTTAAGCATTGTGTTAATACCAACTCTGAAATCGTCCTCTTCTTCTATAACTTCGTCGTCTGTACACCCCGTTAGGTTTTGGAAGAACCTGAGAAGCACCTCATGTTCGAATAATTCGAATGATACGTAGACAACATTCTTACCGTGCTTCAGTGCCTCGGCAGCTAGGTTTACCAACACAATGGACTTACCACGCCCTGTAGGCCCGATAATCATTCCTAGCTCACCGACGCTAAACCCTCCACGCATGTTATCATCTAGTGTCTTAATACCAGTAGGTATCTTGTTCGTCTGCTCATGCATTAGCCCCTTCTTTAGCATACCGACATCACAGGCAGACTCTAGAAAGCTGTGACCCAAGTCCCGAGACGCCCCGACCTGTAGCGCCTTGTCCATAATGGACTTAACACTGTCGATGTTCCCTCCTTTGTCTAGGAGACCAACAATCTTGTGGCGGGCGTCAGCTACAGACTGTGACCTAGCAAAGCTGACTACGAGGTCTGGAATGTGTTCCAGCGCCTCAAGGTCTTCCGCGAATGCCTCGTTTAGGGTCTCCTTGAATTGTTTTTCAAATCGCTTGTTCCTAGGTGCTTGAAAGTCACCAGCGTTCTTAGCGTCTACAAAGTCTGCCTCAATAGCAGGCTTGGTTACCAAGCGACCCTTACCATTGATCTTCTTAGCTGTCCTAATGATATGGATAAGGGCATCATCATCGAAGTAGTCTGGGGACACCACATCGTTATACTGACGACGGAACCCAGGATCTTGACAGTAAAGGGCTACGACCCCTAATTGGAACTCTGTTCCATATGGATATACGCTTGAATTCAACTCTTCGCTCCTAGTTGTTGCAGTAGTCCCCACACAGGGCTGCAATCGCATTTATTGTTCAGCCAAGACTTAGGGACTCGGCTGTCTGTAATGATGTAGTAAGGCCCACTTAGGCGAGCATCCGGTGCAGTTACTACAGCTACTTCACAAGTAGCTGCTACTTCAGGCCACCTTTTGATTAGGTCCTTTAAGTTCTCTGCATATATGTTCGCCACACCACAGCAGTTGCCGTGCTCACGAGGTAATTTGTCATCGTTGTAACTAAAATAAACCAGAGTGGTCCAACCGAGTAGTGTAGACAGATCTAGTGACTCTTTTTCGACAGTTATTGTCATCTGTAGCTCATATGCGCTTCCAAAGCTCGTCCCACTCGGTCTCCTCATAGTCATACGCGTGGGCCGTATAAATGCCTAGTCGTTTATTTGTATGATTGTTTAAGAAGAAATGTTGACGGTCTCTAAAGTCAATTACGATTGCTTCGTTCTTACCTTCAGATGTTCTGATGGCTCTACCTATCCTCTGCACCGCGCGTATAGGGGACTTACCACCACCCGCGAGTATTAGCGCAGACATCCCAGGTAGGTCAACTGCCTCGTCGATAACAACAGATCCTATCAACACGTCTATCTCACCATCAAGGAAAGCGTCTCTATACTTCTCACCAGCTTCACTAATCTTCTTTATCTTCTTACCCGTATAAACCAAGACCTCATCATCGCCTTTTGTAAAAGCCGCTGTGAGGTTTTTGGCGTAGAGCCGTTTTAGTAACTCAGTCCCGTGCGGAATAGAGACAACAAGGATGGCTGTCCTGTGCTTCCTCTCAGTGAGTCTAGCTGCCGCTTCGATGACTAGGTTGTTCCGGTGTTCATTCTCGATTATACCACTCTTGTAAATGCTTCGCCACTGAGGGAATGGGTTTCTCATTAGTCCTTTGGGCTCGTTGACCGGCACGACATAAATGCTTGGATCAACGATTACGCCCATTTCGCGAAGCATCTTTGATGGGATGTAAACCAACGACTCCCCAACCTCCCTGACTACTTTAAAGTCCGCGTAACTCGACTCTGATTCGTTTCCTAAATCAATACAAGGCATCCCTGTAGCCCAAGGGGATCCTGAGAACCCGAACCTACGCGGAGCAGGGCACGCAGATGCTACACGCTGCCATGAGGCTGCAGTTCCTAAGTGGTGTACCTCGTCAAACATCAACAATTCCACACGGTTCAACAAACTCTTTACGGCTTTATTGCCTGACTTCAGACGAGAACTGATTACAGATGCTGTTGCTACTGTGTGCTTGGCTGTTGTTACTCCAAAGCCACCACCAAGTCTCCCTACATCTGTAATACCACGCTTCTTGAAACGCGCGTATGTCTGCTTCAAGGAACTCTTAGAAGGTACGATAGTAAGGCTGTTACCAATGATCTTGGCCATCCCTATAATCACCTCCGTTTTTCCACCTCCTGTCGCGATGTTAAAGATACCCCTTCGGTGGGTAACTCCCTTTCTAATAGATGTAACTTGATAGTCACGTAGTTCGATGGGGAACTCGTCTGTGGATAACAGGTTTATGGGTATAGGTAAAATAACAAGCCTAGGTAACCTAGTGACTTCAACATCAATGTCTCTTAACTCAATCTCTCTTATAAGAAAATTGAGGAGACCAGAGGGGAACGTGATGATTCTTCTAGTACATTTAAGGGTACACTCAGAATTACATCTATGAGTACTTGATGTACTTGTACTATTGTACTGTACATCTTCTTTATAGAGTACTAGTACTTTCTTTTCTTTATCTCTCTGTTGTACAAGTACTTGAGCAAGAACATCCTCAAGTTCTTGAGGATCTCCTTCTATCTCACAATGATTTGAAATTTCACGGATGTAGAGCAAGGTGCACCTATATGCATACTAGTGCATCAGTGTACCACACATACCTACTCTTCTTCAGAAATAAGTAGTACTAGGTACTTGGCTAACTGCTCAAGAAGAATACACCAACTGCTGCATTCTGTATTACCTTAACGATCCTAATTAACAATTTCTTCTGCTGTGATACGTACTCGTACACAGGAGGAGGATCTTCGTTAACAAATACAATCAAGCCACCTTCCCTATCGGATGGTCTAATGCTGCGCCACACACCTTCGGACTTACGGACGCGGAAAACCCAATCACCTTTTGGGCTCTTACCATGTACCGTAACGGCCAAGTCTTCATATGAAGGCTTCATGGTCTTAGTTTCGGGGTCAAACGACTCAATAAGCGTTGGGCGTATTATGGTTCCGGCTACAGGCTTCTCACTCGCAGGAATCATTAAGCTTCCTTAGAGATAGACAGCTTACCTTTAGCGAGCCCTACAGCCCAATCTACTGCGTGGGGGAGCAATGCCTCAAGAGCCCAGTTTACAGCTTTCTTCTCAACCCACTGCGGGATCCATTTTGAGATATCTGGGTCTAGCTTTTCGTAAATGCGCTTAGCACCTTTAACGACTAGCTCTTTCTTCTCTTCCCCTGTGGCACCTTGTGCAACCTCTGCCATCTGCAGGAGATTAGTAAGGGCGGGAAATATGTCAGCTACCTGAAAGCCATCCTTGAATAGCTCCATGGTCTTGTCTGCTGCATCTTCAATCATCTGTGTATCAACCATTGCTGCACCTATCTCGGCCACACGAACTGGCCCATCATCTTCCGAAGCTTTATCAATTACTGTGTCCACGAAACCGTCAGGGACATCTATTGGGGTTACTAGCTCTACTCAAACGGCAGCTATAACGAGGGAAAGAGCAATCTTTCCCGCAGTCGTAGCCACCAGCTTAAGCACCTCCTTTAGCTGCTCAGCAGCCTCATGGACCATAATCATCTGGTACTTGTCTACCAGAGAGTTAATGGAGCGTTGTTGGAGCACCATGCTTTCAAGCTTTACCTCTTTCAGATCTTGAGGAGCCTCAGCTATTTCCTTCTTAAGGACAGCTAGGTTATCGGTGTAAGCCCTTAGCTCATTCTTGTAGTTCTTGTACTGTTCTGCTCCGGTATCGAAGTAGTTACGTGACGCCTCCTCAGAGGCTGCGTAGAGCCCGTCTTTCAGTACATCTAGGTCAATGTTCAGTGCCATTAGTTAGTCCTCTTCACGGTCCTTAAACGGAGCCTCAGTAGGTTCTGGTGTGGCAGCAGACGGCTTCAAAATGCTGTCGAAGGCTCCCGCGTGTATTTGGTCTCTAGCGTGATTGGCAAACACACTTCCCCCAAGTAGCTTGTTGAATGGGTCCGTCATGTTTCCAGCGAGCTTTTGGAGTCCTGTAAGGTTTGGGTTACTCTTAAGCGCCGCTTGCTGCTGAAAGAAGCCACCCGTCATTAGCCCTAATAGGCCGCCAAGGTCACCACCCATCATAGACTGCATGGCTTCATCTTTAAGTTCTGCGCTCTCTGTAGCAAACTTGTGGCTTAACTCATCTGGTAAAAGCTTCATTAAGATTTCTTCAAGCTCTACTTGACTACCATCTTTAGGTTCCTGCTCATAGCTAAATCCAGTAGTAGGATCTTGTACCGTATGCGCTGCCTTTTTTGCTAACGCAAGTATGTAAGGCTTAAGTGGGTCGTCCTTAGCGATAGATAGCTGCACAGAGAATCTACCTTTAGGATCCTTTCCAATTTTGATACGTCTGTCGTGCATTACCCTGTGAACTCTACAGTAGCTGTTACGGCTGGTGCTTCATTGTTTGCATAGCTAAACTGTACTATCATTGGGCAGCAGTGCCAGTTTGTGCTTGGGCTTGGTCCAAAGGAGAATGAAGCGTCACCACTACCATCAAGAACTTGAGACGTGCCTGATCCAAGAACCATACCACCGTGTGTCACTACAGTAAGGACTACAGTCTTCCCAGAGGCGCTAGCACCACGAGAGTCAGACACAGTGATAGATCCAGTAGCAACGTTATCTCCAGCAACCTGAAGGGCTGCTGTGTTCACAGACAGTGTAGGAACAGTAGCTGCTTCCATATTAGTAATGATAGTTGCTTTAGAGTCAGCTTCGTCTAACGTAATGTCGTACGTATGAGGATTCTCGTCAAATGGTGCTACCCAAGCTACTGTCACGTTTGTGTAACCGTGTAGTTCACAAAGGCGTTGAAGGTCTTCTGCAAAAGGAATGAATCCAAAAGCGGCTAAATCTGTAGTTGTGCAATTATGTGTCGGCATATTATTATCCTGTTTTACTATTGTAGTATTTTACTACCAGCCCACAGCGCTAGCTAGGGCGTTAGTTACCTCAGCACCCGCGCCCTGATTCCAACTAATATTAAATGTGTTTCCACCAAACGAACTAGTACCCCCACTATTAGTGCCGCACGACCAGATACCGCCATTTCCTCCCTGAAAGGCGCCTGCGGCTGTTATACCTATTGATGTTTGATTAGAGCCAGTACCTTTAGTGAATCCAGCACTCCAAGCGTTCCAAGCGCCTGCTCCATTACTTTGCACTGCGAATGCGATACCCCATCTAACGTTTCCTTGGTTGGCGACAACATAAGTTCCACTTCCTGCTGTCATTAACCCGTGAGCTGTTTGAACGGTATTAGCCACACCACCGAATAGACCAGCACCTGTGTTAGTGTCTGTAGACGTGATAGTTACAGTTACCTTATCATTACCAACATCGTCAGCAACAGTGATAGCTGTAGCGCCACCCTGTACAAAGTTAAGCTTAGGCCGAGTGAAAGGACCACTGACTCCAAATTCTTCGTACTGTGCGGCACCAGCCGCTGGGGATATGAATATAGGCATAAGAGTTCCTACTCTGTATCTGAGATAGCGACCCTCGTCTTGGACTGCATTTCTGCAATGACGGATAGTCTCGCCATACGGTCTGCTGCACTAAGTCGGGTGTCACGCTCTACATAACCACGGTACGTTGAGTCGAGTGCTTCTAGGTCCAGTGCCATTGAGTTGGCATAAGTTTTGTAGTTACTACAGCACCCTGTGACCATCATGGATACGGTAAGTATAATTCCAAAAACTGCGTGTTGTTTCATAACTTTCATAATAACTCCTAAACAAACGTGACGTAAGGGTTGCTGATTAATACAGCTTCACTGGCATCTACATAAGCCTCAACTACAACAAAGAATCTTAGATCCCCGTTTGGTTGGGCCGAAAGAGAACCACTTCCAATAGATACTGTACCAAGTGGTCCTGGTGCAGCAATAGGAGTACCAGAAGTAGGATCATAAACTGGCGAAGCACCAGAACCTTCAACATAAACAAGTGCTAGGTACTCTGGGGACGCACCAGTTCCTTTGATACCAAAGGAAACATTTGATATTGTTGTGAACCCTGCAGGTATCTTTCCCTGAAACGCAAGATCAACCCTACCAGACGCTGCGGTAGAGGCCATACTGTAAAGGATCTCAAAATCCCCACCAAAGGCTGGGTAATCTACGTCGGCTGTAATAGCCCCAACAGGAGAATCATTTCCAAATGTGTAATGCGACAGGTAGGCAGCATTTACACCAACAATGTCTCCTAAGTCAGATACATCAGACATAGTAGTAGCTAGCTTACCGTCTAGTACAAGTACGTTAGCCTCTAGATCCTGTAGAGGTTCGTTAGACTCAATCCAGTTGACTGGCGTATCTACTTTTAAGTAGCGAACTGGAAATAAATCTCCGTGTGCTCCATTACCCATGCGTTATCATCCTAAGACTATGCTGGTGTGGCTGAAAAGCCCTTAACGAATAAGCGGTAGTGACAGACCATTTTGCCCGTAACTGAAAGGTGTCCTGTTAGTCCTTGCGCAGGTGCTCTTAGTGTAATTTCGTTAGACACTCCATTAGTAAATGTGAAGGTTGCGCTACCAGCTTCTAGGAGTATTTGGCTTGCTAGCTCTGCAGTTTCACCATCGTCAATTGCTAATGGGTCCTGCGCAGCTAATTTAATTGTGAATAGAGAATTAGGTTCTCTTGATAACGTGTCACCAAATGTTGTTGGAACACCATCAAGTAGAATATTAACTGTCGGTTTGTCTGTGAGTATACCGTCCTTGCAGTAAGATGATAGTCTCTTAGTTGACGGACAGTCACAAACACCGGTTTCAGGCGGGCAGGGACACTCATAAACAACTATACAGTCAAGTGTCTCATTAGCATGCATATTTTTATTGTGGTTGTTTAATAAAAATTGTGCATGTGGGCACTGAGGATTGTCAGATTCAAGATCACATGAAGTTCCTTCATAACCACCTGTGGTAGTAAATGTCCAATACAAACGCCCGTCTGGAGTAGCTCCGTAATAGTGCTTCATAGAACACCATACCCTTTCTGCCATGTTCTCATCTGCATATCTCCGTAGCCTCCAATTTCAAAAGTAAGTACGGAGGTTGTCCCAGTTATTACAATATTCGTAATTGCAAAAAATTCACTACCTCCCCAGTAACCAAAATCACGTATATCTTGAAAACCTGCTGCAACAACCTCCAAGGATGAAAAAGAAGTGAAATTAGCAGTATGTAATAGCACCCCAACACCAGGACCTAGTGGAGGTCCTACATCGAACGCGCTATCAACAAAACCAGGAAATGCAGCAACGCCCTGAATGCCGGTGTGGTTTGTATTAAAGTGCACTAGTTCAGTAAAGTTTTCAGAGCCTGCTGAGAAGAAGTGGTTGTGTAGTGTGTCTGCGTTACCACCAGATGTTAGCGTAACAGCATTTCCATTGGTAATGTTGTTTACCTGCGCGCCTGCTTGTATACCATCCAGTTTTACTTTATCTGTTGCTGCGAAAAATCCATTTAATGTAGTCGTAGCTAGATTGTGTGAGTGGAGTGTTGTAGCTTTTCTAGAAATTAACTCAATAGCGTCTGTAGGTGAGAGGATGTTTAACTGTGCTTGCTCTTGTATCAGGTCTAGTTTAGCCTTATCCAGAGCCGACATGAATCCAGCTACAGCGGTTGTTGCTAACGCATGCTCAACAATACCTGCTTGACCAATGTGGTTTCCAAGGTCTGTCTGGACAGTCAGTGCAGTATCCCTAGCCAATATGGCCTTGTTGTCCACAATTAGGATGTTTGTATTTAGATCTTCAAATGGTTCGTTACTCCTAGAGAATAGGACTGGTGTAGATTCCTGGTACACCCGAATATCAATGAGATCGTTCTCTGCACCTTGTGTCATGCTATTCCATAACCTCCTTGCCAACACCGCATTTTCATATCTCCTGCACCGTAACCTGGTTTAACTTCGTAGTGTATAGTACCCCATAAGTTACCTGGTGTATTTAGTCTTTCTACACCCGTGACTACAAAAGCTTCTTGGTTTCCCCAAGAAGCACCCCCGCCTTGATCTGAAATGTATGAAAGACCCCCCATAACACATTCTAATGTAGTCATAAAAGGTGTGTATGGAAAGGAAAAATGAGTAGCGCCTGGACCAATCTGCTCAGGACCATTTCTAAATGACTGTTTTGCAAACCCAGGAAACACACTTACAACACCTTCCAACCCAAAGTGGTCAGTGTTAGAGTGAAGTCCTGCTGTGAATACTTCTGTAAATGGCACTGTGACATGTGTGTGGTAAGCGTTGGCGTCTGGATTACCATTTGTAAGTGCAGCGGCCTGTGTCAAAGTTAGGTTGTTTACCTGTGCGCCTGCTTGGATACCGTCGAGTTTGGTTTTGTCAGCGGAAGCTATCATACCGTCATTAGTGGTTGTTGCTGTAATGTGCTCGTGGAGTCTTGTTAGGCCCCCTCCGACAAGTTCAAGAGCATCAGTGGCAGACAGTATGTTGATCTGCGCTTCGTATTGGATACCGTCCAGCTTTACCTTGTCTGCTGCACTCATAAAGCTAGCAACAGTGTCTGTAACGGCTGGGTGGGCTGAAAGTCCACTACCGCCAATGTGTGTGGCTAGGGATGCTTGTGAGGTGTTGGCGTTAACACTACCTGCTATAGCTTTGTTGTCTACTGCGAGTATGTTGAAGTTTAGGTCGTCAATAGGTGCGTTGTCCTCAACAAAATCAACTGTTGAGGTATTCGTGAAGAACGTGATGTTCTTTAGATCGTTCTCTGCTCCTTGTGCCATTATCTTTTCGCTACCTTACCTGTGTTTAGTAAAAAGTTTCTTATCCTCTCGCCAGTTTCTACGGATAGTTGAATTAGTGCAGCTTCATCTGGGCTGTTGTTTGGTCTATAACGTGTTCTAAAATACGAGTTGTCCGATACGCTAAATTTTATAGAAAATTCTCCTCGTAACATTGAAGCTTTAGTCGGGTAGTAGAGACTAAAAGCAACATCCTTGAGGTACGAATAAGGGCCTCCTAACTCTGATGGAGGGTTAACAGAGAAGTGCATCGTATGGTAGCTGTCGGTTACAATTGGCTTTCTACGTAACCTTTCTATTTCAAGGTCATTGAATGCTCGTTTGATCGCAGCGTAATCATCTCTCCAGAGCATCTCTGTGTGCCTGTCAAAAGACCCGCTAGCTCTTTCTAAAGCTGCTACATAACGTGCGAAATCTAGAGGTTCCGCTAAGCTACTCTTAGCTTTACGCTCTAAGTCTCGGACCCTTTCAGCCTCAAGAAGTATTCTGCATTCTACGATGGTGTGCTTCATTACCTACCGTCTGCCATCCACATCACGTTAGCTGTCCAAGCTCCTGCTGTAGCCACGCCTTCAACTACAACGTCGAATCCGTTAACTGTTCTGTTAGCTGTCGAGAGGAACAGCGTTTCAGATCCTGTGCCTGCTGGTGTGTCCAACGTAAGGCTAATCTGAGGAACGCTATTCAATGCAGGGCTGAACACCACTGCCTGTGAGAACGCGCCGTCACCAGCCTCTGAGTAAGCCTCAAGGCCAGATTGGATCCACCCCTCCAGCTTCTGATCTAGAAGGACTACGTTAGCATCCAATTCCGCTAGTGGGATGTTAGATGACGTGTAGTGCACAGGTGTGGTCGTTGTGTACACCGTGATGTCTGCTAGGTCGTTGTTAATACCTTGAGGCATTTATTCGTCTCTTTTGAATTCCAGCACTTCGAAGTTAGGAAGTGTTTCTTCTGCAGTTGCCCACTTGGTTAACGTTTGTTGACAAGGGGCGTATTTGTTTGGCTTTAGCTCGACGTTTCTCTCATTACCATCAATGGTGACAACGTAGAAGTCGAGTATGTATGTGTGCTCCTTACCTTTGTATGTGTAAGGAACCTTGTGTGTCTCGTATTCATAGTAGACGACGTTGTCATCTTCGTCTAGTTGTTGAGCAAAAGCGGCTTCTAATTTGGAACGGGTTGTGAATGTGCCTGCTTTTGGCGAGGTGTGGTTTACGTTAGTTCCGTAGTGGTTGTGTTTAGTAGCCTTTAACATCTTTTCTGTCTCATTAGCCCACAAGTTTAGAGACCGCTTACGGATATTATCCACCATCTTTTTTCTGTAGTCTTCATTCTGCCATTTAGCTTTCATAGCTTCTGAGACTTTACTCTTAAACTGAACGTCTTCCCACAACTTCTTAACTGATGTAACTAACTTCTTCCTAAACTCAGGATCCTTCCAGCGTTCTTTGTTCTGAAGAGAGACAGCCTTGTTAATCTTCTCTCTAAACTCAGAGGACTCCCAAGTCTTCTTAACGGTAGCTATAGCATCTTCTCTGTGTTCCTCCCACCAGTTCTTCAGAGCCTTAGAGGAACGTTCTTTCATAGTCCCATCATCTTTAGCCCACGCTTCAATTAGGGTTTTCCTTCCTGTCTCTCTCCTTACCTCCCGGACAGAGTCAATGAATTCGTCTGAAGTGAACCTTTTAGTAGCTTCTGCTGTCCTAGCTTCCCTGTAGCCCTTATCCTTCCAGTTCTTCTTGTTTGCCTCAGAGCGCATTTTCCGCATCTTCTCTTTGTAGGCAGCACCCTTCCAAGCCTCTTTGTTCCTTTTAGAGACCTGTTTGGATACGGACTCACTAAGAGATTTTGACATCACAGGAGCACCAGGGAATTTCTCTTTGTATTCATCTAGTTTTAGCTTGTGTGTCCCTACGTGCCTTGAAAGGGACTTGTAGAGTTTGTTACAGATACGGCAGGTAATACGGTCATCGGTTTTCATTACAGACACTCCTTAGTGCTACTAAACACTATACACGAGATGTCCCTAGATAGCAATAGCGGGGTGGGAGATTTTTGCTTCGTAACCCATTGAAAACAAAGGACTTAGCTAAAAGACAACAATCCACGAGATTTGATATTCCCATCCTGCGATCTTAGTGATGAACCCAAAGGTTTTTCTAGCCACTAGTTTATGTGTGGCATCTGTGGGCGCTGGGGTCCACGTTGGGTTAGTGCCGTCCCCGAGCGTTCCTAGGCCAAACTCTGAGAATGGGTTGTTTGGTCCAGCGGCTGGGATTGTGAACTGGAACCCAACGGAGACTGGTGTTGGTCTTATGATGGCATCGAAAGCCCGCTCATACAAGAAGTTACCAAGATCCTGGTCTGTAAGGCCAGGGGGGAATGGGTCTGCTGGACCTGGATTACCGTGCCCACCGTCACCAACTAGGGCTCTGGTTACAGTATACGTTTGTGCTTCGGCTAGCGTAGTCCAAGGAATTGTGTTGATAGCACCGGAAAGCTGGTCGGACAGCACGTCTCTTCCAGAGTTTACAACTAAGTTCCTGTCCCAAGGTAGGACTGTCTTCCAAGCCTTTAACTTTGGATTGTAGGCACGGCACCGCACAAAGCCCTTTGGCTCCGGTCCTTTCTCCAATAGGCAGCTTTCCCATTCTTTAGGAAAGTCTTTCAGGAAGTCTTTTGTGTCAGCCATTTGTCCCTCTACCTACAATTAAGTGTCGCTGTATTTCCAGTCTAGGACTAGTATACACTTCTCAGTCACTGGGTCACATCTTACTACAGTAACTCCACCCTGTGGGTCGGGATTATCAGCTAGATCACCATCTACAGTTACAGGATCAATAGGTGAAGAGTTGAAAGGCATGTACCCATTGAAACTGAACGTTCCATTGTAAGTTATCTGTTGCGGTAATGTAACGCCATAAAAATCGTCATCTACAAAAGGAGTTGTAGTAACGCTATCTAGGATTAATTCGTCTGTCGCACACACTTCAGGGTCAAATGTAAATCCGTAAATAAACGGGTTACCTAAAGAATCCAGTGTATCCCCATAGGTCAATGTGCTGGCACCACTGTAGTCATACACATATCCACCAACGCCAGATATAGCCCCTGGTTCGTTTGGAAGGCCAGCAGGGAACTCCACTGAGTAAAATCTATTAAAGTCCCCTGAGCGGCTCCTAATGAAGCCGTTTTCGAAGTAGACAACCACAGCCCCTAGGGGAGGGTCACACGTAGGTTGTAGAACGTCTACAAGCTCTGCGTCTATTAAAGCAGTTAGATCATCATCATCTAGTAAAAGATCCGCAGGTTCCTCAATGTATACGTCTACTCGTTTAAAGCGAATTCGTATGTGTGCTGGCTTTACTTCCCTGACCCTGCCGTCGAAGAACCCCACCTTGTTTAGGAACGCAGCGTCTACAAGGCAGTCAAGGAATTCGATACTTAGTATGATGTCAATATAGGCGCTTTTAGTGTTTCTTGGGTTTGCGCCAAGGGACAACGGATAAGTTCCATTAAGTGGCCTTAGCTCTACTCCGAATGTGTTAATGGAAATTACATCAATATAGAACGTCTCCGTATTTATGTTAATCTCTATGTTGTCTAGATTTACGTTTAGGTCTTTAGACAGGTCATCAAATCTAGCTACCTCTAGTGCCTGATAGAAGACAACTAAATTAAATTGAGTTAACGGGGCTGTGCCGTCCTCAATCTCCACAGTTATGTCATTACCCCAGAGACCAGTAGACCCAGCTTTTACCGTTAGTGTGGGCAAGGTGCCTGGGCTTGTAATATCGTTGATCGTAGTAAACGCAAATACACCATCAGATGGCTGAGGTCTACTAACATCCGCAGTTAGCTCGTCAAGGGTCTTGTAGTGCTTCAAGGCTGTCCATTGAGCCCCGTCCCACTTAATGAGATCGTCTACAAATACAAGAACCGAACCTAGTGTTATGGTTCCTCCGTTTTCCAATTGATAGGTGTCACCAACCGTAGGACTTAGGAGTGCCGCTATCTGTGCTGGTGTAAGCCTTCCTAAAGGGTTCAAGGCAGGGTTGTTTATCTCAACTACGGTATAGCGCCCCAATAGAGTTACATCTGGGTTAATAGGGTCTAGGGGGACACCTTGGTTTACCCAGACACCACCAATGAACTCAACAGAGTCACCAGCAGTCACAGCGACGGCTCCTAAGAGCAACGTGCCTGCGTCAAGCATAATGTAGGAGTCACCAACAGTAGGGGTTGGTAGGACGTTGATATTCGCTACAGTAATGGACCCAATGATTGGACCTGTGCTAGGTGATAGGTGCCCCAACATTGGGTCAATGGGTGTTAAGGCACCTGCTTGGTCATACCACAGTTCAATGATGTCAGTTTCGAAACCAAGCGTCTTGAATATGATCTCCCAGGACTTATTAGTTCCTTTGATCTTGTAAATGGCTACAGCGTTCTTTATCAATGACCGTTTTTGGGCTGCGGTGTCGAGTCCTAATAGCTCAAGTCCAAGTAGTGCAGCAATGTAGTCTAGATATTTTTCGTCAGCTACATCAACATCTGTGATCTGAAGGAGCCCGTCAATTTGTTCGTCAATGCCGCAGTAGTTCTCTTGGTAGGCATCCATCACCTTACGGATGATCTCTTTCCTGTCCCGGTTAACGATTGCCGCTTCCGGTAGGAAATCTCTAAAGTTAATGGATAGGTTTGAAGCCATTAGGAACCAAGTTCGGCTGCAGTTAGACTCAGAGTTACATTGCCAAGAACGGCTATGCGGGACGCTTGTATGGCAACGTCTGCTACTGGGGCTGTGAAGATCAAAGATTGAACTTCTGTAAGACTGAACAGAAGTGTGTAAAGCTCTGACAAGAATATAGAGTTGCCAGGATTTAACGTATCAGAATTAAAGAAGTCTTGCAAAGCTGTGGTCACAGCCGCTATCACTTCAGGCTCCGTCCTACTAGCTGGATAGATGATGTTAGCTGTTATGTTGACTGGCTCTGTGACACCAGAGAACACTGCAACATCGTGACTGATAACGTTCCTAGCTACAATGAATGCCTTCAAAGCATTCCTAAGAGCCAGTGACGCACCTGTTAGCGTGTTGTCAGGTAGGCGGGTCCAAACGAAAATGTCTATTTTGTTAAGCTCACCACCACGTAGTGTTGCGTTTGCTTTAGCCACAGTTCCAGCAGACGGATCTGAGAAGCCTGACGATAGTGTGTCATAGTCGTCGTCAGTTACAGCGTGGTCAATTGTCTTTAAGTGCTGTGGAATGAATAGCTTAGATAGCTCAACTGACTGTGTATCCGAACCACCGCTGGCGGCAGCAGCGTTAGTTACAGGAACGTCTATTGGATTGATGTTATCAATGTAGCCCGTAAGGGATGAGTTAACAGTCCCTGCTGATACGTTACCGTCTGTTCCTCCACCAACTCTGTAAATGACTCGAATGGTGGACCCAACGGGCGGAACGAATCCGAATGTGTTGTCACCAAACTCCACTATCCCCTTGTTGTTCTCATCAAATACGAGGACGTAGATTTGGTCAGAGGAGGCAGCAAAGGCGAAGAAGTCAATTTCTTCCCACAGAATGTCGTCAACGAACACCTGAACCGAGTTCTGGATAACAGGAGCCTGGTTTAGCTCTTTGACTTGGTTTGAGTCACCACTACTAACAAAGTCCTGTGTATAGGTTTCTCCCTGTAAGGCTCCCATAGATATAGTGATGGAGTTTGCGGGTAGAACGTAGTCCTGGTCTAACTCAAAGGCTACCTCTCCAGCCTCAAAAGCACTACCCTCTCTAAACGTTATTGGGCTAGTAAGTGGTGCTGTTAACGTTGCTATGACAGTTATACTAGCTGCTGTAGCCGCTGGAATCTGGTAGCCAACTGCCTTTGAGAACCTAATGATTGATCGCTGCTGGAACGCAGTTGGTAGGAAGTTCTCGTTGGCTACCATGTCCAACTTGAACGACTGTATCTCAGATACGTATGCGTTCATACGTAGCATAAACATCATTAGCTGAGAGGCTACGTAATCGTTGAATATATCAGGTGGTAAGTCTGACTGTAGAAAGTTTAGAAGGTTATCTAGGAAGGATTGAAAATCACCAGAGGCGTAGTCAATTCTAGGTAGTGTTGTTGCCATTAGGTTCCAGACCTCTGGAAGGTATCTTCGAAGAAACGTATTTCACCAGGCTGTGAGGTCAGCCTATACTCTATGAATATCCTTACCTCATTGTCTGTTGAAGTTGAACGAATGCCAACTAGATTAAGTCTAGGTTCCCATCTAGTTAAGGCGTCTGAAGCGTGTCGCGCTATTAAAGACTCTAGAATGAAGTCGTTAGGCTCAAATAGGTCGCCAGGAAGTTCACTCCCAAAGTCAGGTAGCGTTATGTATTCTCCTATCTGTGTATTCAGAATGAACTTAATAGACGAGTTGATGAGGTCTATATCACTAGGCTCATCAAATAAATTCTGAGTAGTGGTTTTGAAGGGAAACCGTAAACCGTGCCAGTTTTCGCCCATAGTGTTCCTAAAAGAGAAATGATGTTATTGTAGGCACGGGGCCTATAATAGGATCTGTTGGATTAACAATACCCGTTGTTGGGATTCCTGCTTTGTTACCGAACACTAGTTCGATAGCAAGATTTGCTGATATTGCATTAAGTAGTATACCAGCTTGTACGAATAGGTCACCCAGATTAAGAGGAGCGCCCGTTGTTGGATCGTTTATTGTTCCGAATGGGTCTCCGTTTAAGTGTGCTAGATTTACTACCATTATGTCTTCGCTTGCCGCTTCGCTCTTTATGTTGTCGAATAGGTCCACTGGGTTTAATGCTATGCCCCCGCCCATCACCCCAATTCCTCCCGTTCCAGTGGGAGCAAATTGGTCCGTCAGCCCCACAGTGGGGGCAAGATATTCGATGATCCCTCCCAGGCCGAAAAAGAACCCCGTCGAGAATGGCCCAAAGTGAAGGGCAGTCGCTTGGACTAGAGGCCAATATCTCTCTGGGTCCAAGTTCCCCAACCCTATTACTGGTCCCGCTACACAAGGTGGAACCACACAAGGTTGACCAGTATAGCTTACTGTTATGATGGTCGATGCTGGATCTAGTAATGTTGTAACTACTCCTTTAGCTATAACTAAATAAACACGAGACAGCGCAAAATTCGGAGGTTTGTCGAACATCCCTTGTCCTAGGGCTCGGGCTAGCATCGACGCAGTCATAGTAACAGGATCTATAGCCATGATACATCACGGACACCTGATGAAGGTAGGGGTACCATTTTCATCAAATTCAATCGTCATAACAGAGTTTAAGAAGTCTAAAGCGTCAGCAGCTACTCTAGTTTGTGTTGGTGTGGCTAAAGTCTCAGCCACACTGAAGTCTATAGCAGTTGGAGGTGGTGCTATGAATGGGAAGGTCTCACCAGCAATCTCATAAGCTTTTTGAAGGCCCTCTATCAAGCACAAGTAGCTGTTGTTGAGGGACAGTCTAAGCTCCGCGTTTAGCCCTGTAGACGAGCCAGGCCCAAACTGTTTTGCTGTTTGTAGAGACTTTGCTCTTAGTACTTTTAGCTTGCACTCTTTCAACAGAATACAAACCTTAATTTGAAGGGCCACACACGGGTCAACTGGGAAATCATTGAACGCAGACATTAGGCTGATTGAATCCTTGTAATCTTTGTACCGTCATCCTCTAGTGTGAAAATTGAGTCCAAGTAGCCTAATGGTGTAGTTATCTCGTCAGCCATGTCTGTTAGTTCGTCACTAACACTAGAAAAATCTGCAGGTATATCAGGTGGTGGAAGCGTTGGAAACGGCTCTCCTGCTATTATGAATGCTTCTGTAACAGCAGCTACGATGCAGGCGTCCAACAAGTCCAAGGTAGCTTGTATCTCAACAACTACCCCAAAAGACGCGTCAAACCCAGCAGCTAAGTCACTAAGAGGATTCTCTAAATCATTTATTATTTCTGAGAGGTTACATTCTTTTAGAGCGAAACAGTCAAAAATACTAGCTCCAGCGCATGCGTCTGGTATAAAGTCAACGGGCATAGTTAACCAATCTTAATCAGAGGATTACCTAAGATAGGTATTCCTGTAATGTAGTCTATAGGGTGTGTGAGCGTAGTTACAACATCCCCTGCGGCTACTCCTGGGCCAATGCTTGTCACACCAGGAGCAATGAGGTCTAGGGTTGAGTTTGATTCCACAGTAATCGCAGCAGCCGTATGAGTAGACCTGTTTAAAACCTCTACTACTCGCCTTCCCTGAACTTCTTGCTTCATATCTCCAGCTACTGAGTGCGTTCCATTTCCGTCTACCACAACGTCTTGGGAGCCTTTAATGTGCTCCCCGTCGTCCCCACTTACTACAGTATACCTATCATCTTGTACACCGAATACTAGTTTACCATCTGGGTGGAATTCCATCCAAGTACCACTTTTATGGGTGATATTGATTCGCTCACCTGAGGGAGTCTCATCTACCTCTATTAGGTGACCTGATGTAGTTCTAAATACGCTGTTGTTTGGGTAGGTTGCTGCATAAGGGTTAGCAGGCTCACTGATCGTTCCGCCGCCCGCTGTGGCGACGTTTAGATCTTTGCCCTTCAGAGCACCTCCTGTGTCCGTGAGGCCCTCAGAGCCTCCCTTAGCCGCTAGAGGGATCTCTCCGTTGCCGAACCAACCTCCTATTACGATAGGGTAGTTCTCGTGCCCCTTTTCAAAGGCTACGATGACATATGTTCCAACCTGAGGAACGAAGAAGAACCCAGACTTGTCGCCCTGTCCTTGTATCATCACGTCTGCCCATGGAATGTCTTTAACGTGGACCTTCACAGTCTGGTCAAATTCACTCTTACCTTCAGATGTCCAAATCTCCTCTACACGAACTTTTACCCTTCCACGGTAATCAGGGTCTTTTACGTCACACACACGTCCCCGGTAGTACGTGTGTAGCGGGTAGTCACCTATGTATAGCTCTGGGTGTGATATTAACTCAAATATGTTAGGTAGCCCTGTTCCCATTAGTTACCTAAGTACTTTTTCTGTACCGCTGCAGACATTTTACTCAAGACTTTACCTGTAGCGGCTCCGTAGGATATTTTTTCTTCCCCAACCACTTTTCTAATCAAGGCATCTAGATTTCTAGGGCTAGGTTTATTGATTAGGGCGCCTGCTTGTTTAACTACATTTTTCGCTGCTGAACTTCCTTCTGTTTTTACAGTACCCCCAGCACCAGCTTTCAGGCTGCCTCTACGTATACACTCTATACTTGTAGTAAAATCCCCATCTGTAATGGAGTGCTCTATGCTTTTAATTCCATATCTTCCACTTGTCTCATGCAAGTCATCGAAACTTGCTATTCCAGCCTTACCTTTAACAACTATGACATTTATAAAATCGTCAACACTTATGGTTGGATTTCCAATTACAGCTAAACGACCAATAACATTTGTCATATTTAGTCGCAGCCATTTATTTGCTGCATAAGACTCAGCGTCTTTTGCATTTTCAAATACCAATCTTAACGGCATAGGTGTATTTGATATGTCTGGAACTATATTTCCGGCTACAGCAGCCCCTGAAACGGTGCGCTCATTTGTAGTTACATAACTTGCTTTCTTATCTCCTTTATTGACGATTGCGGCTTTCATACCACCTGACCCTAGACTCATAAGTGCTGCTGCTTTTAACTCTACCTCCCAGCTTTTAACTTGTCCGTCTCTGTCTCTACCGTAAATATACGACCATTCAACAGAATCAAGAGTACCTGTTGCGTCTGGTCTTACGACTAGTGTGTTACGAGGCTCTGTTGGGTTTATACGAACAGTCCATTTTTTAGTTTTATCCTTAGCAACAAAAGACCCGTTACTTATAAGTTTTTGTAAGAATTTAAAGGAAGTTTGACCATTTTGTCTTGCGTCTGTATTTAAGGTGCCTTCAGCTACACTAACATTAAGATTATCCGCTGCTGCTAATTTAGATACAACAGACTTTACAGTACTTCCTTCTTTAAAAGAGAAGTTACCTCTAGTAAGTCCAATACTAGAACCGGATCCAACACATTGAAGTTCTAGTGCGGTGCCAGAACTGTGGTCAAATTTGGTTGTGTAGTTTGTTACAGCCAGTCTGAACATTCGACTATTTACTGTTTTCTCACCCGTCCACCCGAATTGTATGTGAACGGCTGGCCCACCTTCACTACCTACATTTTTAGGGTCAAAATCAAGTAGGCCACTACTTAGTATCACGCGCTCTAAGGCGTCGTAAGTTTCGTCAAATAGGTTAATGGTAGCAGTTACAGCACTACCACTAAATTGAGTTAGGTTTAGGCTTACAATATGGTGCGGCATTACATTAGTATCAATAAGGGCGTTCTTGCCCTTTGGTTTAATGAACATCTTTACGAATGCTTGCGTTCCGTCTACGAAGAAGTTTTCAGGCACTAGTTCCCAACCTTGTGCGTTCTGTGCATTGCCCAGATCTTATTTAGAGAATCTTGACTAATGGGTTCAGAGTCCTTGAACTTGTCTGGAAGGCGTCTTTTAACTTTGTTGCTCTTGATAGGTGAGAAGTAATCTTCAGAGATCTCGTCAAGTTGGTCCATGCTTATACGCCATACGTCACACAGTTCCTCTACGTTAATGCTCCTAGCTACGGATGGCTTTACACTAGGAGTGCACTCAACTATTACGTCATTAACAAACGTGACAAGAAGTGTTTTGTCCACAGCTAGGAACAACCTGTTCTGTTTGCTCTTGTAGACTACACCTATCTCAAATCCGTATGCGGGTGGACAGGTTCCAAATAGCATTTACTCAGCATCCTTAACAATGGCAGCCATAACTTCGTCAACGTGGCTTCTTGATGGTATCCTAACACGAGTTCCAACAGTAACAGCCCACGGATCTAGTATATTGTTAGCTACCCAGATTACCCATGCTTGCGTAGGGTTGTTGAAGTAATCTTTAGATAGAGCAGGCCAGTTAATAATGTCTCTTAGTGTAATAGTTCTAATACGGTCGTCATTTCTGGACGGAAAGGTGATGCGTCCCCACACTCCGTAGAAATAGATATTGTTAAATGGAAGTTGCAACAGTGGTGTTGCTCTAAGCCTGGATGTGAGTTGCAGGTCTACGCTACGCATTAGATAGCTTTCGGATTGTTGTGCCGGTTATTTACAACATCGTCGTAAGACAAACTAGCTCCACCTATTTGTGTTAGTGTTAGATTAACTACAGCTTGAATAGGCCACCCTAGATTACTTCCGCTAGTTACATACCACGGACCTGGATAGCTACTTTGAACGTCTGTGCAGATACACGTAGTATTAATCATGTCCCCAAAAACGAAGTTAATTTTAGCTGTACCTTGAGATATGTTATTTCTGTAAATTGGATAAACTAATGCTTCACACCAATTTACCTTGTCAGCAACTTGATTCTTTATGCTTTTATTTATGGCTTTTACAGTGGCCCCTTCGACTATCTTGTCTCCAAGGACGTAGTCATCTTCAAAGACTGCGGGGCCTGTAGCGACAAACTTAAGTTCCAGGTTCCAAGATCTTGGACCAGAACTACTGTAAATCCACAAAGGGTTTGCTCTACCTAGTATAGTAACTGGCTGGTAATTAGCTAACTTTGAGGTGCCCAGTTCAGATGGTGTATTCTGAAATCTTAATGTACTTGATCTTGCTGCACCATCACCTAAACTCTGGCCACCAACACCAACCATTAAAAAACAGTTCTCTATGTACTCTTGTTCAACAGTCATTGTTATCCACCTCCTCCAAGCATTCCGTCATGCCTCGCGATACGCTCAAGTAGCCTGCGGTGAGTTTTCAGTTCTGTTATTACGGAGCCCATATCTATATTTACAACAGAGCCTATAACTTCTGGTAACTGGTCAAGTGGGATGATGGCTTCGTTGGCGTGTAGATTTGCAGGAATGTTATCTTCTGTTGTGATACCACCGGACGCTAACTGCGCAGGAACTACACCTTCTTGTACTGCAAACGGAGCAGCGCTTGCAGCTAACCATCCTAAACCAGGTATAGAGCTAAGTTTAACAATTAACTTACTTATAGCGTCGTATATGTAATCCATAGGCAAACTTAGGAAGTTCAATATAGCGGTTCCGAGTGATTTAAATTTGTCCAGCAAACCACTTGTGGCGTCTACTTTAAACATTTCCCACAAGAATTTTACACTATCTATTACTGCACTAATAGCATCTGCTACAAGAGAGAATACAGTTCGCATCATTTTTGCGCCAAAAGCGATTATCTTCCAAATCATTAGAAACAGTTTAACTACAGGAAGACCTATTGCCATTATTCCAGCTAGAGCATAAGCAAGGTATTTTACCACTTTACCAAATGCTATAGCTACGTACTTCAACACACTACTTATAACACCCAAGAAACCCTCAGAAGCCTCTCCAGCCCCACCAAAAGCCTCTGAGATAGCGGTGCCTATATCTTTAAAAGATTCTCTAAATTCGTTCCATACAAACTTAATAGCGTCTATTCCTGGCTTCAGTGCTTCTATGAATTCATCCCAGTATAGAATGACGGCAGCGATAACTGCTACAATTGCTACAAAAGCAGGGAGGAAAATTGCTGCTATTACAATGCTGATGACTTTAAACATACTCCACATTGCGCTCAACGCAGGCGCTACACCTTCATAGAAGGCTGTTCCAAAGTCATACAGAGCCATAGCACCAAGAACCAGTGCCGCGCCTATACCTATAATGGGACCAATGACTGGAGTAAGCGCACTAACCAGAGCACCAAGTGCCCACACAAGTGCCCCTCCTATAGCGCCAGCCGCAGCTAACATAATTGTGCCAAAGGTAGTGACTATTGGAACTATTACCATCAGGATAGCCGCGAGTGTGCCGACAGCGGTAATGATGCCCATCACCCTCTTAGTGCCCTCGCTGATTCCTTTAAAGAACCCAACGATCTTCTGAAGGACCTTGCCCAACCAGTTGAACGCTGGGATCAAGATTTCAAGTAGAGGCTCACCTATGGCTATTAGGATAGCTTTGCCAATGTTCTCCAGACTTGTCCATACGTTGTTGAAGACACCTTGTGCTTTCTCCCAAGCGGCTCGGATGGACTTGGTATTCTTAAGCTCCTCTTGTGCCGCCTTTTTACTAGCTTCCATTTTATCTATGCTAGCCTCTGACATCTTTAGATACGCGTCAGTCTCCATACCTAATAGACCAGCATAGATACTAGCTGTGTCTATGAATGCTTGGTCTCCCATCTCTGCTTTAAGGTTTTGAACAGCTTTGGTTTGGGCTATTACCATTCCTGAGATGTCGCCCTCTTTGCGCATCTTTTGCATAGATGCTGCTGTCGCACCCCCAAACCCAATGATTGTGGCCTGTAGCTTCATGCCCTCTTCGTTGAATGGGTCTAGGATCTGTTTAACACCTCTGAACAAAGAGGCTGGGTCACCAAACATGTCCTTCCAAGCGCCTGCTATAGCGCTGATGTCAGCAATGAGCTTTGGCATCACCTTAGACCTAAGGTCTCTAGGAATCCTATAGAGTAGATCGTTCTCTAGGCTACTTATGAGCCCCATCAACTCCTCTCTAGTAATACTAGTGTTACGCGCTACCTTATCCATCGCTGAAGCTACGCCTACTAAGCTCTTGCTTCCAATCTGGAATAGCTGGTTAAGCTGGTAGTTGAACTCCACAAGACCGTCAACACCCATGTGCCAAGCGTCACTCATGTAAACTGCTGCGGTAGCAATGTCTTGAGCGCCTTCTACGTTCAACTGCCCTTGCTTTGCTAGTGCTATGTAGGCCGACTCAACCTTTTCAATGTTGGCTGCTGTGTCGAGCATTGTACTAGATATTTTTGAGCCCATTGAGATAGCTTGTTTGGTCGTCATCTCTTGGACTACCTGTAGCTCCTCTATGACACCAACTAGCTTTATGACTTCTACAGTGGCCCCTGCTGCAGCCTTGGGGAAGTAGCTTAAGAAGTAGTAGCCACTCATTACGGACGCAAGCAGAGCCGCCTTCTCAGCAGCCCACAGGGCAGCGTCTCCTATGCTGAACATAGTTGACACAACAGTGTTCTTCATAAACCCTGTTAGCTTACTTAACATACCTGTTGTTGATTTGAATTGATCGACTAGGCCACCCTTACCTGATGTTCCAAACAGGGCTGCGCCGACTACACCAATCTTGTTGGTCTGCTTGTCTATCTTCTTGGCCTGCTTAGACATTCGGTCAAGACGAGTCTCTAGACTCTTAAAGCCTTTGACTAGCTTACCAGAGCCACCAACGGCTTTCTCAATGTTGTCGTTGATGTTTCCGATAGGCTTTGAGGCTTTGTCCTCTATACCAAGAGTGGCCTGAAACATCTCTCCTGTTTTGTTGGCCATTTATCGTCTCCTACCACCTCTAGATTTAGAGGAGGCCATCGCGGCTTCTTGTGCTTTATTCGCACGCTCTTGTGCTTCTTTTTCTGCCTTCTTAACATCACACAGCCAACGATAAAGATAAACAAAGTGACTCCAGGGAATCCTATCCAAGTAGGAGAAGTCCCCTATTTTACCGTAGTACGCAAGCTCAGCTTGCATCTTCAGTATCGTCTCCAGGCCAGGGAGACCTTGGACGAAAAAATTCGATGTTCATCGGGAGGACGAACTTACTCTCTTCCCCGCAGCGACAGCACTGCTTCGTGATTACGGGGTCAACACCTGAAGTTACGTCTTCCAACGCACCTTCAAGAGCCATCAAGTCTCTAGCATGTAGTTGGTCTACCCAGACTACTTTCTCCCCCATTCCTACTTTCTCCCCATCAACAGTGACGGTTTGAAGAGCTAGTCGGTAAGAGAAGCCAGGATCGCCAAACTCAGCCGCCATAGGAGACTTGTCTAGCTTCTGCTTAGAGTACTTGTTTATAATGGTTGTGTCTTTACGACGAAGTAATCTAAGCGTTACCGGGACAGCGGACACAGGCAGCATTACCTCAATAGGCTCTACAGTTCCTTCGTCTGGTGTGATTGGGCTTAGGTCCTGAAGGAGGTCTATCCACACCTCATTCTTAGTATCGCAGTCACCACATTTGAACTCTGATTTGAACTTAGGATCGTATGTGAAGATACGTTGGGCTATCAATGCGTAAAACCCATCAGTATACAAGAGATCCTCGTGCTTTAATCCAGCAGGTAGACGAAGGCAGTTATCAATTACTCTATCTAGAGCTTTCTCTAACTGGTTGCCTCTGTTCTTAGCGCTAACTAGCAGCTTGATTTCAGCAGTGGTCCAAGCTCGGATTTCTGCTTTACCTTCAGGCATCTTGCCTTCGTAAAACATTCCTTTGGACGGGAATAGAATGTCAGCCGTGCTAACTACAGTTTGTTCAGTCATTATATCTCTCAAATCAAAACAGAAAAATTAGGTACTAATTAGGTAGTGCTGTCGATCCCCAAGGTACCCCACCGGTTGGCACAGCTTTATCATACACCATTTGAACTTCGATCTGAATTTTATCAGATGACTGCATATCTAGGTTACCCCAAGTTACAGAAACTGGCCACAAATTTCTCAATGACCACGCCTTAGTTAGTGTTGGATCACTTGCAGACTCCCCACCGGGTGCATACAAATTTATAGTACCTCGTTTAGCATACTGGGACTTAATGCCTATCTTACCTGTGCGCGGGTCGTAAACACTAAGTCTCCATTTTCGAATAGCCTCTGCTGTTCCTTGGTCAATCCAATCTGTTAGTGACAGGGTGCCACCGTCGTACATGGTGCGCCCAGCGTACTGCCTACGCTCGTTCATGTAGTAGACTTCGATTAAATCAGATGTCTCTGTAGGAAGCTGAAACGCTTGGAGACCTAATGTAATGGAATTGTTATCAGCGCTATCTAGCCCTGTGATATCTAGAGACCAGTTGTTAGTCCGCTGCGGCTCTAGACTATCTAGGGCGTCTGCACTTAAGCTTGTGTTACCTATTAATGCCATTTGTTTATCCTATTTGCTTACTGGAGTGCTTCTGCGAAAGTAGCACCGGATGGGAGAAGTGTGAACTCGACCGCAATAATTTCAGCAACCTTAACTGGCTTAAGTAGGATCTTTCCTCTAAGCTCATTTCTGTTAACAACGATTGGTGGATTTGTTGACTCGTCTACAATAACACTAAAGTCTTCTATACCCCTACGAGCTACAACATTCTCAAGGAACGGTGTAACAAGATTTACGAATCTAGTTCTAGTAGTTGTGTCGTTAGGCTCAAACTCTAGACGGGCGATTGCTGTTGCCACTACCTTACGGAGGACAAGTAGGAGTCGTCTAACGTTTACACGGTCAAGAGCCGTTGGACTCCTCTGAAGCGTTCTCTGTCCTCTGACAAAGACACCGAAGCTAATGCTGTTGACGATTGGGTTGACTGCGTTACCGTTTCCGTAAAGGAGGTCACGCTGACCCTGGTCAGGAGACCACTCAACATCAAGAGCCTCAACGATACGACCACGGGTTAGACCAGCAGGGGCGAACCAAGGCTCAGAAGAAGAGTCTGTGAATGCCATGATAGCTGCCATGAAGCCACTAGGTGGCTCAAGGATGCTTACCTGGTTGTAGTTGTCATACCAGGAGACCCAAGACCAGTAGGTGGCTCCGTAGGACGTGTTGAAGGCAGCGTGCGGGTAACCCACTCCGTTGTGCCAATCAATAACCCCAGACACGTCTAGGCCAGCAGGAGGGTCTGCAATGAACATGCAGTCTCCACGCGCCTGGCAGAGCGTATCCATGGACGCGATTACAGCACCATCAGACACACCAGGGATAGCAATAATGTTTACGTCTGTTACCTCTGCATTAGCTAGTAACTGAAGTCCAGTTGTCGTGTTACCTGGAAGCTGTGCTCCAATGTAATCTCCTGCCACTAGGCCAGAGGTTCCGTCTAGACCACCTACTAGTATGTATGTTCCGTTTGCTGGGTTCTCTGTTGAGGTTCCAAGGTCCGCGAAGGTGACATACTCAGACGAAATACCTGCTAGGTCTGCTAGTGTGGTATTGTTGAATCGCTCTACCTCAAAGCCATCAATGGCTACAAAGTAGTTCTTAGTCCCTGAAGTGAAGCCGTTCTCAACTAGAACTGAGATACGGTTACCAAGGGTTCCTGGGTAAAGTGCGTCAACCTGGACTGTAGCGAACGGGCCTGTTCCGTTGAACGCTACAGCAGGGTTCGGGAACGTTACGTTGAGACCGAATACTGGAAGTGTAATGTCTAGTGCTGGTGCTATGTCGAGTCCGTTGACTACACCCGTTGCAAAGATACCACCACCAGTTTGAACATCAACTTCTGAAGTTGATCCTGTTGTAGAGGACGTTACTGTTACGACGCCTGTAGCGGCGACTGCTGTAGCTCCTGTGATAGTAGCTGTTAGCTTTGCTGCAACTTCAACAGCGGTAACTGCTGTAGCGTCTGCAGCGTCTCCTGCACCACCAGCACTGGCTGCGGGTAGACCTAGGAGTGTGGCTGCTGAGCCAGAGACACCTGTGATTGATGCGTTAGTTCCAGCTAGGTCAGAGGTGATAACAACTACACCACCAGAGTCCGTAGCAGACACACCAATCGCACGATTACTGATTGCTAGTGCAACTTCTGCAGCCGTAGCTAGAGCAGGCGCAGCAAAGTCACCAACTTGGAAAGTTACTGTCTGTGTAGCAGTTGGAGTTGTCTGTCCTGGTAGAACAACGTCAACCGTCAGTGTCTCACCACCAGCAGAGAAGTTGTAAGGCTCAGAGGTTATTCCAGTTACATCGTCTGGGGTGAAAGCGAAACTGAAGTTCTGCGTGCCACCGTTGTCAATGTCAATTTGCACCTGAGGAGCTACTAGGAACTGTAGGTTGAAGGTCTCTGCGGAGGAGTCAGTTGTAGCTGCGGACGCTGCGTTTCCGGCTGGCTGTTGGAACTCGATCTCCGTAGTAACACCACCGGCTACTGTTGTAAGGCTGATCCACTCTTCACCAGAGCCACCATCGACAGGTGCGACAGTAACACTAGCAGCAGGTAGCGCTGCCTGTAGGTTTGTAATGATTTCTGCGCGGGTAACAGCGGATACTAGCGAAGCCCCTGTAGACAAGTCAACTGTGATTGGACCAGCGTTGTTCACGTCAATAGTGACAAACTTGTTGGTGCTCATGTTAACGCCAGCAACAATGTCTGGTGTTGATGTAAACGTAGCAGGTGTTCCTGGGTCTACGGCATTGACTGTAGCGGTATCTTCAGAGCCGTCTACAACTCGCACCACCTGTAGGATGCTACCCTGACGTAGGTAGTGAATACCTGCAGTAATCATCGGTGTCGAGGACATCACAGGTAACCCAGTTGTTACCTTTGGTGCTCCGAATGTGTTAATAAGGGCGTTTTCGTTCGTGATAAACGTTAGTTCGTTTACAGGTCCCCAGCTTGCACCTCCAACAACTCCAAAAATGGCTGTTGATAGAGCGGGTGCGTAATCGCTGAAATCCCTTTCTAGAACGTATACGCCAGGGCTGACAAATGTTCCGGCCATAGCTGTTTCCTACCTAAGTTGTTGTGTCGTCTGTGAAGTCGAACTGTATTTCTTGAACCTTATACTCATCGGCACAAGCATCTGGGTTTATCTTATCAGGGTCAGTCGGGTCTTGTAATGGTACATCATCAGGAACAACAAGAACGTCAAGTTGCCCACAAAGAACTGTCTTAGCGATCTCAACAGGTGAAAATATCCAACCCTGGATATCTAATGTCATTGTAGCTCGTTCTACACGTTGTTCTGACCCAGGTTCAAGATCAGAAGTATCGTTTAGCCCGCCAAACTGTACAAAGACATTTTGTAGCCCGTAGTGTCTTGATATGCCACTGAAGTCCACTGGAAGGTACATGTAGTTCCCACCAGTGAATTTAAGGGCAGTCCACACACGCATCGAATCCAGTGTTGACTCATAACGAGTCCAGAAGTCTACTTGATACGTGAAATTATATGGTAGTGGAAACCTCCACTGGTATACCTCATCTTTTTCTTTTCGAAGGTAGGCTACCTTCTTATTTGTCACTGACTTATACCTAGTCATATCAACGGTAAGGTCAGTCCTAGTAAAAGATGCTATAGGAAGAGGTACCTGTTCCTGTGTCCTTTCATACTCTGTAATGTTATCACTAAAGCCTTTGTCTCTCCTTAAATCAGCAAAAGCCCTTTCCGGTGATGCTTTAACAACACGTAGGGGCTGAATGTCTGGTGCATCCTCCCGCTCACCATAGTCGAACTCCATCTGACAAAGCCAAGCTCTCAGTGCTAAGTCGTAGGCCCTGAGTTGGTCAGGTAGACCTGGCAAATAATTGCGTTGGTTGTTGTAGCTTGGAGATGTTCTATTTGTTTGAACGGACATGCTTATAGCGTAAGGGTGCAGAGATATGAACCTCTGCACCCTACGGGAGAGTCCTTTGGTTGTTTCTGTTGCTTAGTGATTAAGCAGCGGTGTAGTAAACTACAATTGTGCCGTCTACTGTAGTGCCTGTTAGGTCAATAACGCCTGGGTTAGCAACCTGGTCACCATCAGCAGCAGCAGCAGTAGTTCCTACAGCAGGATCAACTACTGCAGAAGCTCTGAATGCTACGACACCGTGTAGTGTGCCAATAGCCTTACTAACTGTAATGGTTGCAGGATCGCCTGTAACAGCTACAGCTTCCATCACTACCAAACCTGGGTTAAGGGCTGTTAGTGCACCCGTGTTGTTAAGTAGGACCTGGTTGACCGCATCGGACTCACCACGCCACTGATCCTCGATAACATCGTGGTTACCGACTCGTAGTTGACGAACATAGTCTTGTGGCGTTGCAGCCGGGTTTGCGCGTAGTGTGCTCATAATTTTTCCTAACTGTCAGTCTTTAAAGACTTCTTGTAAACTCCCGTTGTCGTAATTCCTTTTAGCGACCGTCGCCAAGCAGGACGTGGGGCAGACTTCGTAGTTCCGAACTCGATAGCCTTTGCTATGTTAACTAGAGACATACCAGTTGTCTCATCCTTTTTTTGCGGTGAGTCGATTTTTACGACTTGTACCACATCAGAACCACTACCTTCAGACTCTATTATGATGGCGTCAACGTATGTGTCCAGACCTGCGGAGGGGTTTGTTTGATTTTTGTTGGAACTTGGACTTAACTGCTGTTGTTTAGCTTCAGAACTTACATTTGTTCTTGCGTCTATAGCAGAGCTACGTGACGTTTCTGCGTTTGCAGCACCACGTATCTCTGCTTTAATACGCTGCTGTAACTTTTCAGCATCCTCTTTTACTTGCTTATTAGCCTCTTCAATTCTAGACTCTGCCCACGCTTTAATGGACGAGCTAATAGACTTCCAGCTTTTGAAACTACTTGCCACCGTAATCGACTCTTCTGTTTCCTTCTGTGCGGTACCTTTGAGCAGCAGATACAACGTAGAATTTAAATGTGGTGTTTACCCAGTAAGCCTCTGTAGCACGCCTAGTAGACGTAAGCTCAAAGTCTTCTCCTTCAAACGATACAACGTCTCCTGTTGTGAGAACTATACCTTCTTCCTCTAGGACGAAGTCTAGGAACGTAAATACTACATCACGTGGTCTGTCAAAACCGTACCTAAGTAGGAGTGTTGTTCTTGGGTTGTGGTCTACATAAGCCCTAACTTTTACAGGAGCCATAAATCGTCTAGCCTTATCAGCAGGGCGTTTTACACCACCTCTACCCCAAGTAACCTCTGGCTCACCTCTAAGAGTGTCTAACTGTGTCTTCGACCTATCTAGTTGTTTAAGTTCAACTAACGGGAACATTTGATCGAACATTTCCCTTTGCCAGAGCTTTTGTTGCTCTAGGTCAAGGTCATCTAAACCCTCACCAGTCCAAAGATCTGGTTCCCATAGTGGTTCGTTTTCGTTGTAATTAGTTGTCATAAGTAATTGATACTAAATAACTTAGCCCCAGATGGGCGGCTGATCCGTTTGCCATCCTCTAATCTCTTGATCTAGTGTTTGGAACTCCTGTTGTGCTTCTGAAAGTAGTGCCTGTGAATCGAGACCTTGTCCACCACCAGGTGACGGTAAGTTCTGCCACTTACCTCTAACACGTCCAAGGATCTCCTTACAGAAGGCTAAGGCGTATCGTTGGATCCAGTCCTCGTGTGTGTAAGGTATCTGGTGTAACGGTCGTTTAACAACAGCAACAATCATAGCCAGTATCGTATTAGCTTGGCTAGGAGCGTGCACGTGGAGGATAGGGTTAGCCCCATCCTTTAAGGCTCTCGCAAAGTGCCACTCTGGCTCAATACTTAGCACGCGTTTCAGAGTATCAATGTACTGTAGGTAGTTTACATACTTGTCCATGTCGTGAATGGGTTCGTAGTAACGACGATGGAAAATATCCTCAACGGCTGCTAAGGATACCTGTCTATGCACCCAATCCATTTTGTAAACACCAATCACATCCTTATCTATAGGATACTCGTGGATGTTTTCAATGAGTTGAAGTTGGATAAACCTTCTTAATGGTCTATATCGTGAATAAACTCTAAGGGCTTCCTGACCTGCCGCGTCTATGTGGTTATCCTTAAGCTCGACGCGGATTACTCCTGCACCGAGTCTCATTTTTACATAGTCACGAACATCTTCTACAGATAGTCCCATAGGTCAACTTAGCCTCTGTGTATACGTGAGTGTGACTTCAGACCTCTAGCAGACGCGAATACTTTATCGCAGTCATCTTCCTCACACTTATAAGGGTAGTCGTCAGGCTCCTCTAGCTCAACGTCTTCCTCTTCTTCGTCACTGTCATCTATAACGATGATATCGTCTTCTTCCATATCGGATAAGATGTCTGCCATGATGTCAGCTTTAAGGGCGTCACCCATGCTGGTTAGCACTGGCTCTTCTTCAACCTCAGGTTCCTCTTCTTCAACTAGCTCAGGCTCAGTAACTAACTCAATAGCTAACTCAGGTTCTGGCTTGGGAGCGGGAGCTAGTTTTACGACATCAGTAGGTATTACTGTATCGACAACTTGGAGCTTCCTGACCGTCACAGGAGACTTTGCAGGCTCTGGGTCATTCATTACAGGTGCGACCACTAGTGGGGCTGCTGTGGGCTTAGGGAGGGCGTCTAGGCCCACCTCTTCTAGCCCCATACGAGTGAAGGCTCTAAAGCCTTCACCTACAACGATGTCACCAGGATTCATCCAAATCGGAATGCCC